CTGTTTCCTTTCGTATTCGACTGGCCTAGATACGGGAGCGCACCTAGGCCATGCTTAATTGATTATGTGAGGTTAAATTTACGTAGGCCACCTGCAAAGACGGCTTGCGCTGCAATGTAACCGTAAAGTGCGATTTCAATTTCTCCGGTTGTTGGCACGTTTGTGGCTAACGTTAGAGCTGGAGATTCAAAGATTTCGATTGAGCGTGGCTCGATAATAAATGCTGAATTATCGACCGAAGTGCTAAGCATGTTCGGATCAACGTAGAAATCCAAGCCAAGCACATTCCCACGAATACTTGTAGGAATCGCTGATCCGGCATTATTCATAGGATTGCCAGCATTGTAGATTGGACGGCCTGTTGTGTCCTTAGCGCCGAGCAAGAGTGACCAGATAGAAGTGCCACCTACGAATGACTTAGCTGTTCGCTTTGTCGCTGTGTATGCGGCCGGTGCTTCTACCGATACAAATGAAATTATGCCAGCTGAATCGGCGTCGGTTGCAGCTGCTACAGTGCCGCCGGCGATGATTTGTGCAATGACATAAGCGTCGGTTGCTTGAGCATAAGCGTCGCGAAGATTTGAGAGCATAATTTCATAAAAGCTTGGATCCGAGCGATCAAGCAATTCCACTGAATAGCGTTGGAAGCCCATTTTTTTAATTACAGTTGCGTCAATATAAGATGAGGTAATTGCGGTTGTTCCTGTTGGATCTCCGCCCTCTGCGACTGTAGCCGCTGTGCTGTTAGCCGTAATTTTTGGAATGCTGACCGTCATGCCGTAGCTGTTAAGCGGACGTGTTCCGCCGCATGCTTCAATTACTGGACGGTCTGCGTTTGTGTTTTGTGCAACGTCGCGGACATAAGAAACTGGGCTAAACGCTGGATTTGTAGAAAATGAGTCGTCAGCTGCCTTGATGTACTGGCGTGAGTCCTCATTGCCTAGTGTTGCCTTGATTGAATGCTCAAGGTATGAGCCACCTGTTGTAATAGGTGAGCGTGGTGTTGCAAAGTAAAGCGGACGTGCTGCTTCTGCTTGCACGACTTTGGAAGCCTCAACCGTTTCGGCTGGGGCTTCTGGAACGGCTGTAGGTGTTTCCACTTGCGTTTCTCCTTCGGTTGATTGTTCCTCTGTTTCCGGTTCGGATTCAGAATTGTTGTTCTCACTAGCTGCAATTTCAACCTTTGCGCTGGCAATGGCTGGATCTGTGACTAATGAAACCTCTTTAAGCGCACTTGCGCTGACTACTAAAACGCCGTCGACGTTTTTATATTTTTGGGCGATAACTCCCACGCTAAAGCCGTCGCGTAATCCGGTGCTGGCTTCGACAAGTGCGTCAGATCCGGCAGTAGTGTTGCCGATAGAAAACGTCGCATAAATGCCTTCTTCGTCCTCTTCGTAGCTTTTAAGGAATCCAATTGGACTTTCGCGGCGGTGCTCAAGTAATAATTTGGTGCTGTTGCCCAAAGTAATTGAGCCTTTATTAAACATGGTCGCGCCCGAGCTCGTTACTCCGGCTTCATTCCACGTGACAATGCGGCCGGATAACTCTCGCTTTGGAAAGTCTGTGGCTTCGACTTTAATTGAAAAGTCTACTTTGATTGGCTTTTGTATGCTGTATGTCATCGGATCATCTCTTCTTCTAGTCGGATTTCATCGGACGTTAAAGCTCCAATATCGTAAAGAATCTTGTAGACGTCTGCGCGCTCTTTAGCGGATCCACGCAAATAATCGTCTAAATCAAATTTAACTTCTTGGCTTGCTGGCACAAAGTCATTTGGCATGCCTGTCATTGATAGACGCTCTTCAATTGAACACATGATTGGGCGCAGCGAGAAGTCCAGCAAAGATTGACGGGCCAAAGTCGCGTTGCTGTAGGTCATGCTCGATCCCGATTCAGCGTCTACGTAATAAGCCGGAATGCCTGAAACTCTGGCTAATTCGGTACTGACGTAGCTTCTCGCTTGATTTAGCTGAAGTTTTTCAGGATCAAAGCCAAGTGTTTGCAATTCCACGTCCGCATTGAGAAAAGCCGTTGAGCGGTTTCTTCTCGCCTGGGACCAGGACTCAAGCAACTTTGCAATGCGATCCGCCGGCAATGCAGTGCCGTTCGATTTCAAAACCATAGTTGGTACAGGTTCGCGCGCGTACATTGTCGCTGCGCGTTCTAATTCTGCACCGGCCTTAATTGTGCGACCTGCACGATTCAAAATGCCCTCATCAACGCCATAAAACACTGCAAGGCTGCCGACGCCTTCGTATGGCGCTGGCAATTGGTCAACGCAGTAATATTCAATCTCTGTGCCGCCAGCGTTTGTTTTAATTGTGACGCGTGTCGGATCTATACGCTCTGCGCTGCGAATGCGATATGTGTCGGCATAAATTTCCGTTATACGCATATAGCCGTAGCCGTATAGCAAAATGTCCTCGGCAAGCCAGGCATAAGTTGCAAAACCTGGCACACGTGGATCCGGTTGATTGATTACCTTTGGTGGTGACTCCACGCGAGCGCCGTCAGCTCTAGTGCGCACTTTTAGCGGAATGCTGGCCACACTGGACGCAATAATATTTCTTGCGCGCGCGCAGGTTGGCACTGACATAAATTCGACGCGTGAAGCTGTAATACCTGCAACGCCGTAAATATTGTAAAGCGAGCTAGTAACATTTACTGGCGCAAGTGACGCCTCAATGTCAGACGTCGACGCAGGTGCTTGTGTGGTGACTGTGCGCGAGAATAGACCCATGGGCGCAAGTGTAAAGGTGACGTATACACTTAGGCCGAGAAAATGTCTATCTCCATTTCAGGGCGTGTCGCAAAATGAGTTGCCAGGGCGCTGGCTACAGCTGCGCAGACCGCGACGCTTGAGGCGCGCCTTCCGATAATCCAGCCGCCGTCGCCCATTGGTAATCTAACGGCCGATAGTATCTGCTTGGACAATTCTGCCTGTTTTCCGTGAATGAGCCGCTTGGACGTAATTGCGCCTAAGAGCTCGTCGCAGCTTTGGCCATATAAGGCCCCGTCGATGTCGATGATTGGAATTCCGGCCGGTGCAAGGCGCGCGGCAATTGCAGAGCTTGTTCTTTTGCTAAATGCCACATACTCCACTGGATATTTGCGAGCATAGGGCGCAATGTCGTTGGCGATAGCTTTATCGTCTAGCGAAATTGGATTGTGCCAGGTATGAAGCAATTTAATGTTGAAAGTATCGTCAGGATTCTTTTGGGCCGCCACTAAGGCGCAGTCTCTACGATCCGGTGAAGAGTCAAGGCCAAACCACGTTACTTTCTCGACGTCGAGCTCTATTTCATCGCCGCCACATTCTGACCACTCCTTAGCCGGTATGGCTCCGGAAATTGTGTTGACCCACCTGCACAATACCTCGGTTTGTATTACGTCGGGCGGATCGTTAAGCACCGCGCGGATATTGTCCTCATGGATTGTGTGGCCTAGGGCCGGATTGCTTGCGACCCAGTTCTTTTCATCGGTAATCTTGTCCGAATAAGCCGACCACTCAAAGTAAGCAATATCGTCATCGCCGCCGGCGGCGCTAGCCATGCCTCTATCGCGAAGCTGATTCAAAATAAGGCTGTGTTGATCACCGGCATTGGAAAATGTCCAAAGCTGCGGATTCTTTGCAGCCATCATCGTGTAGCGCATGGCAGACCATGCCTCGGTATCTTTAAGCTGACGGGTTTCGTCCATGTAGACCGTTTCCGGTTTTGCAAAACCTCGAGCAGCTGCGTTGGCAGCTTTGACCACATAGCGAGCGCCGGAAAGTAGCTCTATCTCTTCGGATCCATGTGCCCACCGGATTTTCTTAACTTGCTTTGCAAGCTTCTCATTGCTTTCAATGATGTTGACAATGTGCCGAAAGGTCTCAAGTGACGTTGTCAGCACGTGCGCGCTTCCAAGTTGCAGCGGTTCATTCCATAAAAACATGCGAGCAAGAATGCTCATCTCCATAATTGTACTTTTACCATTTTGCCTGGCTGCCACGACGACGACCACTGGAGACTTCCACCTAGAATCAGGCTTGATTTTCATGGCATGTTCAAACACAAATTTTTGCCAGGGCATTAGATCGATGTTGATTGATTTTGCAAAATCCACCACTTCAAGGCCCCTAGACGGCAAATCATTAAGCGCGCTGTGGATTCTAGGCGTGCCGGAGCCGATTAGCGCCTTAGATTCCAGACTCATTCCCTGTTCATCTATGGCTGTCTCTGATACGACCTGTAGCGCCCTTGTGCGCCCCGTAGCGGCCTTAGTCATGGCTTGTGCTCTCTTGTTGCGGTGAAAATAAGAAAG